TAGGCACAACTCAAGCAGCTTTCAGTGACACCGAAGGACGCCGAGTACGTCAACGGCATGGTCACGTCACTGCGCCAGGTCGCCAACGCCTACGGCATCCCCACTCCGCTGCTGAATGACCCGATGGGCGCGACGCTGTCCAACGTCCGCGAGTACCAGCGGCAGCTGTGGGAGCACACGCTGGTGCCGGACGCCGGCTTCGGGGCCGCCGAGATCGAGGAGCAGCTGCTGCCGATGTTCGGCCGCAGCCCCGGCCGGACCACTGTTGACCACGTGGCCTGGGACTACTCCAAGGTGCCCGCGCTGCAGGAGTCGGCCTCTGAGATCTGGGGCCGGGACCGACAGATGATCGAGGTCGGCGCGAAGACCATCAACGAGTGGCGGGTCGAGAACGGCATGCCGCCTGTCCCGTGGGGCGACGTCTACTGGCGGCCCGTGAACAAGGAGCCGGTCGACGACGCGGACGCTGCCGGGACCGACCCCGCGGTGTCGCCGCAGGAGCGCGTCACGGCATCCATCTACCAGCAGATCGACGACCTCGGCGCGCAGCTCACGCTCGCCGGGCACATGCCTCGCAACGGCCACCACCGGGAAGGGAACTGAGCCGATGGACCCCAAGAAGCTGCTCGCCGACGTTCGGCAGCGGACGGATGCGCTCCAGCGCGGCGGGTCGTGGTACGACATCCGCAACGCCGAGGAAGGTACCACCAAGGCGACCGTCCGAATCTATGACGAGATCGGGTTCTGGGGCATCACTGCCGACCAGTTCGCCCGCGATCTCGCCGCCGTCACCGCCGACGAGATCGAAGTGCAGATCTCCTCCCCTGGTGGGGACGTGTTCGCCGGGATCGCGATCTACAACGCGCTCCGTGCCCACCCGGCCCAGGTCACCACCCGAGTCGATGGCATCGCCGCGTCGATCGCGTCGATCATCGTGCAGGCCGGAGACGAGCGGGTCATGCTGTCGGGCTCCCAGATGATGGTCCACGAGGCGTGGGGGCTGATGATCGGGACCGCCGCCGAGATGCGGGAGTTCGCCGACCTGCTGGACCGGCAGAACGACAACGCGGCAGGGATCTACGCCTCCCGTACTGGTCGGACCGTCGATGAGATGAAGGCACTCATGGCCGACGGCGACACGTGGCTGTCAGCCGACGAGGCCGTCGAGCTCGGCCTGGCCGACGTCGTGAACGACCCCACCGCGAAGAAGGCCGACGAGCAGGCCAAGCAGCAGGCGGCAGGCACCATCGCCGCCGCCGCCGCAGAGTCGGACGTCATCGCTGCCGCGGTCCAGAAGATCCTCGACCACCTCACCACCACTACTTCTCCCGCCGACGAGCGGGAGGCAGCGACCCCGACCACAACCGAGGTCGCGGTCAACAGCGCGGAGGCAGAGCGTCTCCTCGCTTCGCTCACTCTGAAGGGAGCATCATGAGCGAGAACACCACCCTGGAGACGCTCGCCACCGAGGTCAAGCAGCGTCTCGACGCCCTCGGCGAGCAGGTCCCCGACGATGCCGCGATCGAGGCGAAGGTCAAGGACATGGTCCAGGCCTACCTCGGTTCCGAGGACGGCGAGGACCTCGTCCGCAAGATGAAGTTCGGGCAGGAGTCAGACCCCAAGCTGGTCGGCACGAAGTACAGCCGCCTCGGCATGTCCGTCGCGGACGTCGAGTGGCTGTACGACCTGCAGGACTCGCTCAAGGGCCAGCGGAAGGTCGGCGGCGGCACCCATGAGGGCCCCTCGGAGGACCTGCGCAACACCTACTCTGCCGTGACGGACGCCACCCGCGTCCCCTCGCTGGTGGCCCGCGCCGACGACGAGCGTGTCGTCGAGGAGCAGTACCGCCGCGGCGTGCTGAACCGGCAGGGGTACCAGCAGGCGATGGACGCGATCGGGAACGTCTACGGCGCGATGGACACCGCCGAGACCGGCTACGGCGCCGAGATCATCGGCACCCAGTACGTCCGCGAGCTGTGGGCCGGCGCTCGTCGCCAGTCCCGAGTCTTCGGGCTCATCGAGCAGTTCGAGATGACCGACCCCACGGCGTACCTGCCGGTCGAGGCCGACATCCCGGAGATGTTGTTCGTCGGGGAGTCCACGGCGAACAACTCGGCGAACTACTCCACCGTGAAGACCGGCTCCAACCGGGTGCAGGTCGCGGCGAAGAAGTTCGTCATCCACCAGATGTGGTCCGGGGAGATGGAGGAAGACTCCATCATCCCCTACGTGCCGTTCCTGCGGCGCCAGCAGGCCGTGTCGCTCGCGCACTACAGCGACTCGCTGGTCCTCAACGGCGACACCACCAACGCCGGCACCGGCAACATCAACCTGGACGACGCCGACCCGGCCGACACCAAGCACTACCTGGCGTTCGACGGGGTCCGGCACGCCGGGCTCGTCGACAACACCGCCAACCGGGCCGACCTCGCCGGCGCGGTCTCCCTGAACGCCTTCAAGGCGTCCCGGGGCCGCATGATCGACCGGACCTACCTGCACGACTGGGGCCACCCGGTGTCGCCGGAGGACCTGGTCTACGTCGCCGACCCCGAGTCTGCGGACGCGACCGCGTTCCTCGACGAGGTCCTCACCGTCGACAAGTACGGCCCCCAGGCGACCGTGCTGACCGGCGAGCAGGGCCGCGTGCTGGGCCACCCGCTGATCTCCTCGATCGCGATGTCCAAGACCGAGGCCGACGGCAAGGTCTCCACCACCGGCGGCAACAACACCAAGGGCCAGATCGTCGGGTTCAACCGCCGCGGCTACGTCGTCGGTGTCCGGCGCCGGCTGAAGGTCGAGACCGAGCGTCTGCCCGGGTCGGACCAGACCCGGATCGTGCTGTCGACCCGCCTCGGGTTCGGCCGCTTCGCCCCCACGGGCGCCGCGTCGGGCATCGAGTCCGCCGACGTGCTCTACAACATCTCCCTCTGACCCGCGAAGCTCCCTGACCCCATCTGAGTCAGCCCAGGTGGGGTCAGGGGCGTTGCAGAAAGGAAGTGCGCCATGGCGCGCGAGAAGATCGCCACCTGGCCGTCAGCAACCTCTTCGCGGTTCACCACGAAGCCGTCCGAGACGCTGTCCGGCGCCCGGGTCATCACCCTGGCCGAGGTGGAGCAGTACCAGGCGTTCTCGTTCGACCCCGGTGGGGCCGGCCGGAACGTGGACCTGCCTGCAGAGGAGGCCTGCGCAGGATCGTTCCTGTTCATCTCCAACCGTGCCGACGCCGCGGAGATCCTGACCATCCGCAACGACGCCGGCGGCACCATCGTCACCCCCACCCAGAACGAGGCGGCCGTGCTGTGGTGCGACGGCACCAACTGGTGCGGGCTGGTCGGAGCGCAGTCGTGACCGCGGCCGAGTTCACTGTCGGCCACGACTACTCCTCCGTTCGAGACGGGGAGACCTACGCCTGGAAGAAGGGTGACCGTGTCGAAGTCGACACCGAGCTCGCCGACTGGGTCAACCGGGACAGCCCCGGCACCCTCGCCGCAGCGGCCAAGGGCAAGAAGTGAACGTCTCCAACGTCAAGCAGGTCTCAGCCACCGGTGACGTGACCACGGTGACCACGGTGCTGCGGCAAGTGGTCCTCACCGGCGGGTCCGACGCCGCGACCGCGACCGTGAAGGCGGGCGGGTCCGGTGGCACCACCGTCCTGACCGTGAAGGCCGCCGCGAACACCACCGCGGCGGTCGACTGCGACGGCGCCACGTGCGCCGGCGGCGTCCACGTGACTCTGGCCGGCACCGGCCCCGTCGCGACGTTCGTCTACGCCTGAGAGGGGGCTCCCGTGGCTGTCACCAACGGCTACACCGACGTGATCGCGCTGCGGGAGCACCTCGGCGACACCCGCTCAGACGTTCTCAACGAGAAGCTGCTTGAACGGGCCATCGACGCGGCTTCGCGGGCGATCGACGACTTCACCGGCCGCCGGTTCTGGGCAGACCCCAGCCCGGTTGTCCGGACCTACCGGCCCCGGCTGGTCGACCAGGTGTACGTCCACGACTTCGCGTCGACGACCGGGCTGGTCGTGAAGACCGACGACACCGGCACCGGGGTGTTCGGGACCACGTGGACGATCGGCACCGACTTCCAGGTCGAGCCGCTCGGGGCAGACGAAGACTCAGCAGCCTGGACCGGGTTGGGCGCGATCGGAACCCGAGAGTTCACCGTCACCACCAGCCGGCGGCCGCTCCTGCAGGTCACCGCCGCGTACGGGTGGCCTGCGGTGCCGAAGGCGATCGAGGAAGCCTGCGTGCTCAAGGCGGCGTCCCTGTTCCAACGGAAGGACTCCCCGCAAGGAGTGGCTGGGTTCGGCGACTTCGGAGTCGTCCGGATCAGCAGGCGCGACCCGCACGTGATGGAGCTCCTGGAGGGCTACGTCCGGATCAGCAGGCCCGACCGGTGACCGCAGACTCCGCGATCCGTCGAGGGCTCGCCCAACGACTCCGCACCATCGAAGGGCTCGAGGCGTACACGTTCATCACGTCGCGGCCGAACGTGCCGGCCGCGATGGTGTCGCGGCGACACACCGCCTACGACGCCACGATGGCCCGCGGATCCGACGACTTCGAGTACCTCATCACCATGGCGGTGTCGTGGGCCGACCCTGAGGTCGCCCAGGAGTCAATGTCGCGGTACCTCGACACCGCGGGCGACCTGTCCGTCAAGGCTGCTGTCGAAGCCGAGGACACCCTCGGCGGAGTCGTCGACTTCGCACGTGTCGTCGAAGCCCGCGAAGAGCTGATCCGCGAGTTCGGCGACACCCCCTACCTGACCGTCGAGATCGTCGTGGAGGTGACCGCGTGACCGTCTACCGCGTGCTGGTCGGGCTGAACTACCCCGGCCCCAAGGGCGAGGTCCGCCGCGAGCCTGGAGACCGCGCAGACGACATTCCACCCGAGTCGGCGGACTGGCTCCTCGAGCAGGGCGTGATCGAGCCCGTGAGGAAGAGGAAGGGCTGACCTATGGCGTTCGTTCACGGCAAGGACGCCGAGGTCCTGATGGACGCCCTGGCGATGACGGGCTACCTGCGGGGGTTCGAGGCCGGCTCTGAGGTCGAGCTGTCCGACACCACGGTCCTCGGTGACGAGGGCCACAAGAACATCCCCGGATTGGACAACGGTTCGCTGTCGTTCGACGGGGTGTGGGACGCGACGCCCGGTGCGGGCGGCATGGACGTGACGGTCGAGGGGCTGAAGCAGGCCGCCTCAGCCTCGGTGATCACGCTGGCACCGAACGGCCTGACGGTGCCCAACCGCGTGATATCGGTGTCCGCCCGTCTCAACAACTACGCGATCCCCGCGGCCGTTGCGGACGCAGTCGGCTTCTCTGCCGGCTGGGCCACTGACGGGCAGGTCGACAACGGCAAGTCGCACAAGGAACTCGCGTCCGTCTCTGCGACGACCAACGGCACGTCGGTGGACAACGCGGCCGGCACCACAACGGGCGGCGTCGGTGCGCTGCACGTGACCGCGAACACCCGCAACGGCAACGTCACCGTGAAGATCCAGCACTCGACCGACAACTCTGCGTGGTCCGACCTCCTGACGTTCACGGTCGTCTCGTCGTCCACCACCACGGCCGAGCGTGTCGCCGTCACCGGCACCGTGAACCGCTACACCCGCGCACAGTGGACCGTCGGCGGCTCCACGGGCGCACTCACCATCGCCGTCGCGTTCTCGCGGCGCTGAACCCACACCAGAGAGGTAGCCAGACATGGCCTTCACCCACGGCAAGGACGCGGTGTTCTGGCTGGACTCCACCGTCCCCACCCTGACCAACATCTCCGCCTACGTCGACTCCGTCGAGGGCCTCCCCGGCGAGGTCGAGCTGTCCGACGTGTCCGCCCTCGGCGACGAGGGCCACAAGAACATCCCCGGGCTCGAGAACGCGAGCATCAGCGTGTCCGGTCACTGGGACTCCACCCTGGACGCCCTGTTCGGCGCCCCCTCCGCGTGGAAGACGGCAACCAGGACGATCGAGTTCGGGCCGGCCGGCGGCGGCGGCGGCTCGGTGAAGTACACAGCCGAGTGCTGGATCACGAACTACGCCGTGTCCGCCGCTGTGGCTGACAAGGTGTCGTGGTCCGCGACGCTGCAGGTCGACGGCCAGGTCACCCGCACCACGTTCTGATGGGCGACGATTTCGGGATCCGCGTCGAAGGGGTCCGCGAGCTCGTCCGCGCGATCGGCGCCATCGACGCAGACGTCCGCAAGGGCATCGGCCAGGAAAACAAGGCCATCGGGCAGCGGGTCATCGACGCCGCTGGCCCCAAGCCGACAGCCGTGGGTGCGGGCGCCGGAGCAGTGCCTCGGGCATCGGCCTCCTCCACATCGGTCCGGATCATGGCAGGCGGCAGCTGGCGGGCCGACCGCCGGCAGGTCTGGGGCAAGCGGCCCAAGAGCCGCGGCGGCGTCGAGCGTCCGTACATCCGTCAGGCCTTCGAGGAGAAGCTGCCTGAGCTGGAGCGCGAGTACCTCGAGGTACTGAAGCGCGCTGCGCGCCGCGTCGGCATCACCGTCGAGTAGAGCACAACAACCAGAAGGGCTGACGATGGACATCACGATCACACCTCGCGACACGATCGACGCGATGCGGCTGATGCGCCGCGAGAAGCTGGCCGAACCCGGAGACACCAACGAGGAGAAGCAGGCACTCCAAGGCATCATCGCCATCTACCTCTCGTCTCGGCGTGCCGGCCTCACCGACCTCGAGTTCGCCGAGTGGTACAACACCGCCGACCTGTCGGAGATCGACGACGAAGAGGGCGGAGCGGACCCTACGGGATAGCGCTCGCCATCCTCGACGAGCGCGAGCGCATGGCGGCGGTCTGCGAGCACTACCACCTCGCCCCGGACACGTACTGGGACATGGACGCCGACGACGCCGACGCCCTGGTCGCGAAGATGAACAAGACGATCGAACAGATGAACAAGGGGGCGCCACGTGGCTAGCAAGGGCGCCCTCGTCATCCGCTTCATCGGCGACACCCGCGACTTCAACAGGTCTGCCGACGCTGTCCAGAAGAAGTTCGGCAAGACGGGCGCAGCACTCGACAGGGCTGGGCAGGCTGCCGGGAAGGGCCTCGCCGTCGGCATCGCGGCCGGTTCCGTTGCGCTGTTCAAGATGTCCAAGGCCGCCGCCGAGGACGCCGCCGCACAAGAGAAGCTGCACACAGCGCTGCGCAACAACACGTTCGCCAATGACGCGAGTATCGCCAAGATCGAAGAATGGATCAACGCCACATCTTTGGCCAGCGGCGTGGCCGACGACGAGCTGCGGCCCGCGTTGCAGAGACTCGCGGAAACGTCCGGTTCGGCGTCTGAGGCGCAGGCGCAATTGCAGATTGCGATGGACGTGGCCGCGGGCACCGGCAAGTCGCTCAAGTCTGTTACCGAGGCGATGGCTAAGGCGAACAACGGTTCGCTCGGCGGACTGTCGCGGCTGGGTGTCAAGACGAAGGACGCGGCAGGCAAGACCGTCACGCTGGACAACGCGCTCAAGCAGATGTCCTCAACCTTCAAGGGGCAGGCAGCCAAGGCAGCCGACACCGCCGCCGGGAGGCAGAAGCGCCTCACCGTCGCGATGTCTGAGCTTGGCGAGCAGATCGGGACCGCGGTCCTGCCGGCGTTCGAGAAGTTCACCGCGATTGGTCTCAAGGTGACGGCGTGGGTTTCTAACCACACGACCCTGGTGGGTTCCCTGGTCGCCGTAGTCGCTGGTCTCGCCGTCGCGCTGTATACGGCGTCGCTTGCCATGCGAGCTTTCGCCACCGCGTCTGCTATCGCCAAGGTTCTGACGACCGTGGCCAAGGGCGTTATGGCGCTCAACGCGGCGCTGTGGGCGAACCCGGTCCTCGCCATCGTGGCCGGCATCATCCTTCTCGTAGGTGCGCTCGTCCTGGCCTACAAGAAGTCCGAGACGTTCCGCAAGATCGTGAACGCCGCCTTCGGCGCCGTGGCGAACGCAGCCAAGGCAGCGTTCGGCTGGGTCAAGGACAAGGCGATGGCCGCCTTCAACTGGATCAAAGCAAACTGGAAGACGCTCCTGGCGATCCTCGTCGGACCCATCGGCATCGCGGTCCTGGTCATCTCCCGGAACTGGGACAAGATCAAGGCCGGCGCGCAGACCATCGTGGAGAAGATCCGCTCGGTCGCGAGCTCGGTGAGGTCGGCGCTCGTCTCGGCGTTCGAGTTCGCGAAGGACCGCGTCACCGCAACGATGCGCGCCATGCTCGCGCCGATCCAGTGGGTCATCGACAAGGTCCAAGCGCTGATCTCGAAACTGTCCGGCATCAGGATGCCCAAGCTGGACATTCCGGGGTTCGACATCCCAGGGTTTGCCCGCGGCGTCTCGAACTTCCGCGGCGGCATGGCGCTGGTGGGCGAGCGGGGCCCCGAGCTGGTGCGGCTTCCACGCGGGACCGACGTGATCCCCAACCACCGCCTACCGGTGACTGCCAGAACCGGTGCCGGCGGGGCGACGATCAACGCAACGTTCAACATCAGCGGCGGCGACCCCCGCCGGAACGCCGAGGAGATCCGCCGGATGCTGCTGAGGCTGAAGCGTGACCTTGGCGGCGACCTGGGGCTAGCGTGACCGCGCTCGCTGTCCCTGTCGTGGAGATCGCGTTCGGTGACGGCTACTCCACCGCTGCGGCGGACCGGACATGGACCGACGTCTCGGCGTACGTGCGGTCCCTTGACAGCATCGGGATCACCTACGGCCGCCGAGACGAGCGGTCTGTCGCGGACGCCAACCAATGCACCCTGGCTCTCAACAATGTGGACGGCCGGTTCACTCCCGGCAAGACGGCCGGCGCGTACTACCCAGACGTCAAGATCGGCGCACCGATCCGCGTCACCTGTTCCTACCCGGCCGCCTCCACGACGCCGATCACTACGCTACCCACGTCGGGGAACCTGCTGTCCGCGAATGACTCGTCGTTCGAGACGTCGGTGGCGGGCTGGAACTACACGTCGGGGTTCGGCGCGTACGACACAGCCGGGGCAACCAAGGCCCAGTCGACGGCACAGGAGCTGTTCGGATCCAACTCGCTGCTGGCCACGTGGTCCACCACCGCCCTCGGGAACTGGATCGGGATCCAGGTCACCGGCCTGACCATCGGCGCCCAATACACCTGGACCGCCCACGTCTACGTGCCGTCCGGGTCGCCCGATGTGCGGGTGGACGCCCTGTTCTACGCATCGTCGGCCTACACGTCGCTGAAGAACCAGTGGGTCAAGCTCTCGGTCACATTCGACGCCCCAGCTTCGTCGATCTTCTTCGGCGTCAACCACGACGGCGCCACGGCCGGGCAGACCTGCTACATCGACGGCGCCGTGTTGACGCAGGACACCCGCTTCCTGGGCTTCATCGACGACTGGTCGACCCAATGGCCAGGGGCCAGCGACAACCTGGCCGTAGCGAACGTGTCCGCCACGTCGAGGCTCGCCCGGCTAGGGGCCTCCGCGTCGCTGCAGTCGCTGCTGCGAGAGACCATCATGGGCGACAGCCCAGTCGGTTATTGGCCCCTCGGGGAAGCGTCGGGGGCTGTCGCTGCGTCCTCTCTCGGCTCCTCAGCACAACGACTGCTGATCGGAACCATCGGAACCGGGGTCGTGAACTTCGGCAACGAGTTTGGGCCGCTGACCGACGAGTCAACCGCTGTGTCCTTCGTCCATGGCGGCGGGCGGCTGCGGTCCGACGGTGCAGTCACCCTCACATCAGACATGACATGGGAACTGGTCTACTACCCGCAGTTGACCAGCCCCGCGAAGCAGGAGCTCGTCCTCCTCGAGGAAGCGGCCGGCGGGTCGATCACCCTCGAATACGAGGACGGCGCAGGTGTTCTGCTGGTGGCGGCCGACTCCGGGGGCGACATCATTTCGGGTGGCGCCGCAGTCGATCTAGGAGACGGCTCCCCGCATCACATTGCGCTCGTGAAGTCCGGGACCACGATGTACCTGTACGTGGACGGCGTCGAAGTCGACAACGCCGCGAACGCCTCCTACAACGCGATGACCCTCGGGACGTTGAAGCTGGGCCGAGTGTCCAACTCGGCATCCGGAGACAAGGGCTCGATCTCACACGTGGCGTACTACGCCTCGGCGTTGGCTGCCGGAACGATCGCGGACCACGCTGAGGCCGCGCTGACCGGGTTTCTGGGAGAGCTGCCGTCGACCCGGATCCAACGGTATGCGGGCTTCGCCGGGGTGGCATCGACCGAGCTGGACACCGAGGTTGGGCGGCTGCCGGACCTGGCGCACATCGACACCACCGACCAAACCGCGGTGGACCTGATGCGGACCGTGGAGGCGTCCGAGGGCGGCGTCCTGTTCGACGCAGCAGACGGGACGCTCACCTTCCACGACCGCGCCCACCGCTACGGACTCCTCACGCCCGTGTTGCTTTCAGCAGGCGCTGGCGGCCTGGTGCAGGGCGACTTTGCCCCAGTGTTGGACCGTTCCACGCTCGTCAACGACATGACTGTGTCGACTACCAACGGTGCAGCTGTGGACCGTATCGCCGACCAGGCGAGCATTGACGCCTACGGGCTCGCTTCCTCATCCCTGGAGATCGCGACGACGGACGTGAACCAGTCACACGAGGTCGCGTCGTGGGTGATCGCCAACTATGCCGAGCCCGAGAACCGTGCGCCGGTCTTGACGGTCGACTTGGCTGGGGCCACTGATGCTGATCGGGTGGCGATCCTGTCGCTCGGCGTGGGCTCCAAGATCACAGTCACCAGCCTGCCGGCTCAGGCCGAGTCAACATCGGTCTCGTTCATCGTCGAGGGCTACTCGGAGTCCATCGCCACTCCCGGCTCGCACCGGCTGACCTTCAACGTGAGCCCGTCGGCCATGTGGGACAACGTCATGGTCTTCGACTTCGGCCACCAGTTCGACTCAGGGAAGGTGTATGGGCTGTGACGTGGACGAACCCCAAGACGATGGGCGCTGAAGCGGCAACATCGTCGGACTGGAACACCTACATCCGGGACAACTTCAAGGCGATCGGAGATGCCTGGACTTCCTACACGCCGGCCCTGGTGAACTGGACCCTGAGTAACGGCACCCTGACCGGCTACTACATGCAGGCGGGGAAGCTCGTGTGGGGGAAGGTGTTCTACACGGTCGGGTCGACCGACACCAAGTCCGGGAACCTGGTCATCACCCTGCCGGTCACGAAGCTCGCCGACGACGGCACAGAGACGCCGTTCGGGTATGGCGGGGCGTACGACACGTCGGTGCCGGCCAGGAACACGGTCGGGGTGTTCCACTCGACCACGTCACGGATGCTGTTCTGGACCCCCACGTCGGGGATCGTGTCGAACACGGTTCCGTGGACCTGGGCGACGGGGGACAAACTCAATGCGGCCTTCTGCTACGAGGCGGCGTGACGATGTCGATTCTCGGGAGGAAGGGCCAGCGTGTCTGATGTCATCTGGACCGGAGTCGCTTCGGTGGTGGCCGCTATGACGGCAGCCGCGGTGTCGATCTACGCCGCTCGTGTCGCGCGGTCACAAGCCCGGGAGGCTGCGGAGGCGTCGCCGTATGAGGCGCTGTCGGCCCGGGTGGTGAACCTCGAGCACCAGGTTGAGGCGTTGACGACACAGCTGCACAACCAGCGGCAGGAGTCCGCCCGCCGCGAGTCCAGGTTCCGGGCCCGGATCGACATGCTGCTGGTCCACATCGACAAGCTGACTGCCTACGCCGAGCTCCTCCTGGACGTGGTGCGCCGCGACAGGGTCGAGATGGTGCAGCTGCCCGACATGCCGCATCTGCCGCCTGAGGCGCGGGTCGAGGACTTCGACTAGCCCATGTTGACTCGGGGCACGCACAACACGCTGCACGGCCGGGCGCGGTTCCAGCCGCTGGCCGACGTGATCGGCTGGCAGGAGGTCAACGACGACGCGGCCCGGGAGAAGCTGGCCAGGTCGCTGCCGGGCTACCACCACCACATCCCTGACGAGGAGTGGGCGGGCGCGCTGCCCATCTCGTGGCTGGCGGACCGGCACGAGCTGGTGTCGGTCGGACAGCGGAAGGCGCACGACGGGCGGGCGAAGGTGTCCCCGGCACGCGGTGTCGTCTGGGCGGTGCTGAAGGATCTGGCGACCGGTGTTACGACCGCGCACGTGAACACGCACTTCGTGTCCCGCGCGTGGTCCAAGGGCGTCGTGGTCGCGCGGCCGTGGCGGCAGGAGCAGTGGGCGCAGCACCTCGTGGTGCTGAACGAGGTCGTGCAGGACTTCCGCGGCCGGGGTCTGCCGGTGGTGGTGGGCGGCGACTTCAACCGTCACGAGCCGGTCAAGATGCCCGGCATGGTCAACGCCTCGGATGCGAAGCGTCCGCCGTACGACCAGATCATCTACTCCGAGCCGATGCCGTTCGTGGGCCTGACTCGTGGCCCCCGGTTCGGGTCCGACCACTTCTCGTTCGTCGCAGAGTTCAAGGGGGAGCCCGTGACCACACCGCCCGTCCGGCCCGACCCGCTCGAGCGGATCACGTTCCGCGGGAAGACGCTCGACCGGAAGACGGCCGCCGCCCTCGCGATCGCTGAGCGGCGCCTCGGGTATGAGCTGACCATCACGCAGGGCTCCTACAACCCGGGCGGTGTCGGCGCGTCCGGCGGCACGCATGACCGCGGCGGCGTGGTGGACCTGGCGGCGTTCGACGCGGCCCGCAAGGTGCGGGTGCTGAGGTCGCTCGGGTTCGCTGCCTGGCATCGCCTCCCCTCCCAGGGCCCGTGGGTCGAGCACGTCCACGCTGTCCTCGCGGGGCATGAGGACCTGTCGCCGGCTGCTGCCGCGCAGGTCGTCGCCTACCGCAACGGCCGCAACGGCCTGGCGAACAACGCCCCCGACCCGAACACGTTCCGCCCCGACGTGACGTTCGACTACAACGCCGCCTGGCGTGACGACCTGCTCCGGGGCCGCATCTCCGGCATCCAGGCCCGCATCGACGCGCTGCGCGACCGGGCGTCTGCGCTCCGACAGAAGATCACCTACAAGGGAGGGGTCGCCAAGTGACCAGCATCAAGCCCTATCTCCGGGCCGTCATTCAGGGCGCCGTGACCCTGGCGGCCTACCTGATCGGTGTCCTGCCCGCTGCGGGTGGGCCAGGTGACCTGACGTTCGTGCAGTGGCTGGGCGCGTTCGTGTTCGTCGCCACGTCGTTCGGCATCACCCAGTCCGCCTACAAGGCTGTTCCGCCCGCCCCCATCGAGAAGGACTGACCCATGACCTACGGCGACAACGCGCGCGGTGACGACCTGATCGGCGTCGGCGCCGGTCTCACCCTGCCTCGCGAGTCCATCCGGTGGCGCCCGGTCATCACCGTGGAGAAGTACCACGGCGACGACCTGACCCGCGCCCCGTACGACGTGATCTCGGCGGTGGGGAACCTGCTGACCACGGCGGGCTTGACCCGCATCACGTCGCTGATCATCGCGGGCGGCGGCCAGGGGTTGACGAACACGGCCACCCGTATCGGCGTCGGGAACTCGAACACGGCAGCGGCGGTCGGACAGACCGACCTCCAGGCTTCGGCGGGGGCGTCGAACCGGTACTTCATGACGCAGGACGCCACCTACCCTCAGGCGTCGGCCGGGGTCATCACCGCCAAGGCGACGTTCGGGACCGCGGACGGCAACTTCCAGTGGCAGGAGTGGTGCCTCGACATCGGCACCCCCACCGTGACCGCTGGGACGACCGTCAACGCCTGCATGGTGAACCGGGCCGTGCAGGCGTTGGGCACGAAGACGTCCGCCGGCACCTGGGTCGCCACCGCCACCATCACCCTGTCCTGATGCTGTGGACTCCGCGTGGCGGGATCTCCCCGCCGATCAGCAACTCGGGGATCGTGGGGTCGACCACGTTCGGGACGGGTGTGCCGTCGAACGCGACGACCCTGCTCTACGGCACGACGACAGAACTGATCTCGGCGGCGAACAACACCCGCGATTCGTGGGGTATGGAGATCTTCGTGTGGAACACGGGCGTCTCCACGAGAGCCAGTGAGGCGACGATCGACATTCTGATCGGCGGCGCCACCGACGAGACGCTCATCAAGGCCCTGATCGTGGGTGGGGCGTTCGCGGGTGCGTTCCGGCAGTACTTCTTCCCTGTCCACGTGCCGGGCGGGGTGCGGTTGGCGGCGCAGTTGGCGTCGGTCCGCACGTCGATCACGCCCCGGGTGTTGATCTACCTCTACGGCGGCGGCGTGTCCCCGTTCCCCCATTGCGGGAAGGTCACCACGTACGGGACGCAGATCAACAATGCGCGCGGGCAGGCGGTCACCCCGGCGGCGTCGGGTGGCACGGCGTCGGTCACCGAGATGACAGCCTCCACCACGCAGGACCACTTCTACGTGACCCCCGGGTTCCAGTGCTCCACGGACACGACGATGGCGGGACGGTCCATCAACACCGGCATCGGGATCGGCGCAGCCACAGAGGACC